CCAGTATCTTCACACCAACTGTATGTTTGATCCTTTGCTTTTTCAAGCGTCATCCATTCTGAATTGCTGACAATATCTTGCCAATATATTTTTACTCGTTTATATTTAAACTTCTTCTCTTTGCCAGTATTCTTCATAGAAATCATTAGGTTGTACTTGTTTATTTGTTGCCTTAAATATTTTAAACATTACCTTTGGGTGAGGTATTCTTTCACCTTTAGCATAGCGTTGAACATTGGTGGCAGGATTTATATTAATGATGCCAAACTTATTAGCTGCTTGAGAATAACTTAATTTATTCTCTTTTATCCAATCTGATAATTTCATAAACTCCTTTCGTGAAATCTGCTGATACCATAAAGGTTATATATTGCAAGTAAAATATGTAGTAGACAATCTGGTATAAATGACTATATTGTTTTGAAACAACTATGAAAGAATATTTTGAAACTTTTAATGGCGGTAAAGGATTAGACCATTGGTCGCCAACCTCTTCTCAAAACTTTACAAGGTTCTTAATTAACTATTCTTTACCGCAAGAAGTAAGAAGATCATTCAAGATAAGATACAAAGCACCCTTTGGTAATCTTACAAACAACACAGCTCAAAGATTAAAATGTGAAATACTTTATGAGGGTGATAAAAAAATACAATTAGCAAACAAAGATTATGATGATGTGTTCAATCAAGAACTTGAAAGAATAAATAAAAATAGTGAACCAGTTGATGAGAAAGATAAGCTCGCAAGAGAAATTATGATCGAAGCTGCACATCAAACTATACAGAATATATTTAAAGTGTTGAAAGAAATATTTGGTAACGAAAAGTTAGTAGCTGAAAGATATGTAGCATCAAAACTAAAAGATATGATCCACGATATTATAGGTCGTATAGATTATGAAAGTAACAATGCAATCGGTGAGGCTAAAACTAAACCACCAAGTTTAAGAAAGAAGAAAGGTAAAGATGAATACTATCTTGCTACTACAAACTTACCAACTGAACCAGATGCTTTGCATGCAAGTCAAGTATCTTTTTATTATCATTGCACTAAAAGAAAACCATTTTTATTTTATGTGAATGAAAAAGATTATGTCATCTTTGATGACAGCCATGAGAAATTATCAAAGGATTATTTAGAAGAACAATACAATCTTATGACCCAAAAGTTATTATCATGGGAACAACTAATTATATTCTGTAAAGGCGATCTAAATAAACTAGCACACTTTGCAGAGCCACCAGAATTAAATCATCCTTTTTATTATAGGGATTTAATACAACAACAAAAAGATAACATAAAAAAACTATGGAGATTAAACGCATGAAAAACATATATCAAAAATTACACCAAGCATGTTTAAATGCAGGTGGCGTAAAGAAAGGAGAGAAAGTAAAAGGTATGCACTTCAATCCTTTGCTGCACGATGCAGTACAAGAGGTTGCAACTCAAGCATTACTAGATCAAGGATTATATCCAACATGCAGCTACAAAACAGATACGCATGAAACATTTGTTATGGTTACTTGTTACATGACCATACATGATGTTGATAATGTAGAAGATAAGATAGAAGTAAATGGTTGTAGCGCAATGGGTGGATTAGATAAGTTTGGTACTGGTCAAGCTATGTCATACTCAAGAAAGTATGCTTTCTTAAATCTATTAAATTTAAAAACAGGAATACAAGACGATGATGGTTACACAGCAAAGCCATTTGAAGAAGTAAAAAAAATTCCAGTAGGCAATGGAAAAAAGAATATTAAGCTAGACATGGATCTGCTTGATATGGGTCTAATAAAAAATGACATTGAAAAAATCAATGACATATATGCTCTGAGAAATTGGAAAAAACAAAACTCAGAATTATTTGACTCTAATAATAAGTCTCTTCGAGAGTACAGACAGATAACTGATTTGTATGAAACTCGTGAGACAAAACTAAACCAAGGAGTAATAACAAATGGCTGATGATATATATATTAAGCTAGTAAGAAACAATAAGAAGAACGCACCAGAGCAACCTGATTGGGTTGGTCCACCAAATCAAGACTCTCCACCTGACAAGGATTGGAGGATTGGTGTTAAAGTTGGTGATACTTGGTACAATCAAGCAGGCTGGGATACAGAGGATGGTTTGATTAGCATTAGGCTTAGAGCAAACGATAAGTCTAAGTCAGGATCTTCTGGTGGTGGCACACCAAGTTTTGCACCAAAAAAAGATTATGCAAAACAAGGCTACTATGCTAAAAGATAATTAGTATCTAATATCGGTAGATACTTTTCGATGAGGTGGGGTTTTTATCAGGCATCCCTTTCTGCCTTCTTTAGTTGTTTTCCCTGCCTCATCATCTAGTTATGGACACAATAGATTTACAGGATAAGATTTTAAAAAAGATCATGGAGGATCGGCAAGATGATTATGGTGATTTTAAGGAAAATTTTAGGCTGATCTCTGTCATATTTAATGTTATACTGCACGACAAATTAAAAGATGATATAGAACCACACGAAGTGGGTCAGCTTATGATGGGTTTAAAATTGTATAGAACAACTAAAAAATACAAAGCAGACAACTATAATGATCTTGAGATATACTCAAAAATGGCTAAAGAACTACATAAAATAAGTATAGACAAAAAGGATTAAATGACTAAATATATACGAATTAAATCTGGCGAGGCTAGTTTTCAACTGGTTGAAAGATTTGATGATGTGAAGAAAGCTGCAGATCCTAACGCACAAGGAGAATATGTAGAATGTAAAATCAAAAATATAAAATTAGATTTTACCAAAGTAAAAAAGGAGAAGGATGAAGAGCAACAGCAAAATGCGGATATACGACAAGCTGCAAAAGGAGTTTGACTTGATATTAAATCATAAAGAAACTGGTCAATGTCTCCAAAGTCTTAATGCTTACAGAAGAATACCGAAGCATTGGAGCAGAATTGTTAAAATAGAAAACGCAGAAGCCAAAAGAGCTAACGCCTAATCGTTAGTTCAAATTAAAAAAAACAAAGAAAGGTTGTAGGGGATTAATGACTTCAAAACAAATATTCAAAGAAATTAGATTGGCTATGAAAGCTAGTCAGTATTCTAACTTATCCAAAAGAGAAAAAATAATTTATAAAAATGCTTTTAAGAATGGATATAAGTTAGCGCAAATCCACATTAAAAAAAGAAAAGATTACAAACCAAAAAAAATTATTAACTTTCAGTTTGGAAATATAAGTCCACAGATTGTAAACTCTGTAATTGACAGAGTATGTATTAAGTATGAAGTGCATAAAAAAAGTTTGCTTGGCAAGTGCAGAACTCAAGATGTAGTTCGTGCAAGAAACATTATACATAATATTCTAAATGAAAAATATAATATGAACTTAACTAATATTGGTCGATACTTTGGACAGGATCACACTACAGTATTACATTCAATCCAAATGAAATCTAAAAAAGAAAGATTTTGGAGTCCAGAACAAACTATTTGGAATGAGTATTTAGATTTAATTAATTAAGTTCTAGCGTAGTTAGGTTTCTTACCTGATCTACCTCTACTCTCAGCTTTTTTCTTTCTTGATACAGCAGCTCTTCTTTGTGAGGGTGACATGGCTCTAGCCTTTGCAGCAGGTACACACTTAGGATAGTTTCTTCTCTTCTCACCTTTACTTCTACCGCACTTAGGGAAGCCACCACCTTTTTTTGGATTGGCTATATCAACCCAGTTAGCTCTTACCCAAGACCTTAAACCTTTTGACATTATCTTTTCTTTTTCTTTTTCTTTCTACCACCCGGTACTATCTTGCCAGAGCAAACTGCACTTGCATACATATTTGCATAAGCTGAAGGGTAAACCTTAAACTTACGCTTTGCTGCAGCCTTACCTCTTGCACATAACTTACCCATATTATTTTCCGACTAACCTTTTAGCTTTTTTATGTGCAAAAGTGAACGACTTTCCAGCTCTCATTTCTTTTTTCATCATATCCATGTGTTTTTTACTATGATGAACAGAATGTTTCTTTAATGTTTTTTTTTGTCTATCAGTTAGTTTTTTCATTTTCTTTTCTTTTTCTTTTTGTTCATTTTTAATTTTCTAAAGTCTGCAGCTTCAATCTTATTTGGATTACCTGCAACTCTAGCAATCTTCATTTGTTTTCTTGTAAGTTTTTTTCCCGGCATTAGTACATCATCCTTTTTGCTTTTTTAGCTTTCTTTGTTTTCTTCGCTTTCTTCTTAGCCATAGGCTTCTTCATTTTCTTTCCATACATTGTGTTTCTCCTTTTTAGTTATACAATATTTATCAAAACAACTTCCATCTCTACCATCATGACAAAAGTATTTCTTTTCTCCATTTATAATCCATCCGCCTTCATTACTCAATAATTCTTTTTCGCAAAGATGACACCAACCACAGGTAAGTATAGCTTGTTTTTTATTCCAAGTCTTACGCTTCAACTAACATCTCCATCTTCTTCTTGCTTGTCTTAGTCTTGAGTTAGGGTCTTTGGCAGCTTTTGGAAATCTTTTCATTTGACCTGCACTTCTTGCACAATATGATTTACGTCTAGCTTTCTCTCTTGCAGTTAGTCCACTCTTTTTAGTTACAGCAGTTTTAAGTTTTGAACCGGGGTTCTCTCTTCTGTATCTTGCAACACCAGCCTTAGTCATACCCGCACCAGACTTTGTGGACCTGTAATATTTTTTAGTTCTTGGTGGTTGTTTATCTCTTCTGCTCATTAATCACTCTTTGATATACTAATTATCTTACCATCTTCTACGACAGCTTTTACTTTTGTGCATTGATAAATTAATCTATCGCTACCATTATTTCTAGTAGCAATTCTCTTTTTTTTTAAACATTCAGATATTGATGGCATTAATAAATGTTCCTTTAATTCTGGTGGATTACCTAGGTACATCATTAGAGCTATAACCATTTCCATTTTCTCTTACCTTATCTTTTAATTTTTCTACATCTTCACGCAATCTTTCAATATCTTTCATCATTCTTGAGATATTTACTCCATTGTGCATCATTTCATCTACACGCACTATAGTCTTTTCTAAGTCAGATGCTAGTGATTCTTGTATCAAAAATTGCTCCTGATCTACTGGTTTTTGATCGGATGCCTTGAGCAAGTCAGATTGCATAAGCTCACGACTTGTTTCTAAAGATGTCAGTCTGGCAGTAAGTTCTGTGTAGGCAAATATACCTGCAGATATAGCCACAATAATACCAATCATATTCTTGATTGGCATGGCAACAGATGTATTCTCTGATACTTTCATTACATTCCACCTCTATTCTTAGCTTTGTATGACCTTCTCTTATGCTTATTCATACTACTCATTTTTGGTCGTCTGCCAATGCTAGTTTTTTTTGGTATTCTTACGTGTTCTAGCTTTTCGAGATTGAACTTTTTTTTTGCCATATCCTTGTTGCGATAAGTGTGTTACCTTTTTGCTGTATTGTTGTACGAATATTTTTTTAACCATATCTCTTTCTGTGTTAAGTTTGATTCATCTTGCTTTTGTTTAGTTCTATGATTGATTTCTGATTGGTCCATAGTTTCAACCAAAGCATATCTGTATACTTTTTCTGTACCATCGTTCCATTGAAAGTGTAGTAGGTATTTAGGTTCGTTATAGTTCTTAACCATACCTATATCAAAAGCTGTTAGTGTCATTTTTTACCATTACGAAATATTTGTGTACCTTTTATACCATAGATACTTGCCACAACTAAAATCCAGAGATTTGTAAACCATGAAGGTAGTTGTTGGAACTGTTCAAAGAACTCTTTTATTTTTTGAGATGCACTTGGATCATCTGAAAAAACTCCATAAGCAATAACTAATATCGGCAGCGTTAAAACGACCAATACGAACTCGTCTTTCCAGTCTGATTGTCTTGCTTCTAATAACTTGCCTTGATATTCTGTTTCACCTTTTGCCATCTTAGCTGCGTGCATGTGTTGTGCATCAGCCATTGCCATCTTTGTTTCTTGTTTCTTTTTATAGATATGACTAGCAGCGTTCAATCCTAGTTTTAAAGCACTAAACCACATTATCCTGTTACCTTACCATCTTTCCACTTCATCTCTGGCAAGCCATTAGTATATTTCTTACCATCATAAGTTAATACTTGTTTTCTATTCGATCCTTTTTCATTGTAAGAAACATGAATCCACCCCCCTGCTGGGTCATTCGGATCAAAATATTCCATAATTAGCTGGTCAAAATCTACATTGTTTTGTAGCCAGTATGCTATTTGTATATTAGGTATACCTGCTATCTCAAAATCTACTGCTTGACCTTTGGCATGCTGCGAAGTTTTCTTTGATCCTATCGCTTCACACAACTCTTCTGATCTATAACCAGATGTAATAGTAACTGGCTTGTCAAACTTAGCTCGTGCTGGTTCTAATATTTCATAGCAAACATTCTCAAGGTTTTTAATATCACCAGATCCCGGTGTATTGTCTATACCTTTACGAGTTGCGGTCATTGACTTTGTAAATTCTTCTAGTTTAAAATGTTTAGAGAGCTGCATAAATAATTTTTACCTTTAGTTTCTTTTGTTCCTTGGTTGCATTTCTATTAATAAGGCTACCTGTACTATTTCTTTTATAGCCATCTTTAGCTTTGTAATCTTGCTTTCTATAATTTTTTGTTTTGACATCATACGCAGTATACTCACCTGTAGTCATATTTAAAGTAACAATATCTACTGGTCCAAGTCCTCCAAGGGGTGTAAATACAAGTATGTTTGGGTCTTTGGCAAAATCAAGTTGAGCTGCAAGCTCATTGATAAGTCCTTTAACTGCTGT